ATTAGGCGATGAAAGTAGAAAACTATTACAACAAGCCAATAAAGCTGTCATGGATGGTAACCATGCAGAAGCATCAAGACTAACACAACAAGCATTAATCGCTGCTGGCCGTTCAAAAGAAATTCAAACTGCAAGAGAGGTAGGAGCAGCAGGTAATACAGAATTAGCAACTGTCTACAATAATCTAGCAGAATTTAATAAACGTACAGACAAAGTTATAGAAGACATGAGGGCCAACGGTGAAGACACTGCTGATACCGCTCTTGTTACTAAACGTATAAACGAAATGGTCAAAAAAGAGCAGCAAGAAAGATCTGGAGTTACAGCTACAGTAGTTGGAGCAGAAGATCAAATGCGTAAATTTGGTGCTGCTACCGCTGGTGTAATCGAGGCATTAAATGAAAAACTTGGTCCAGGATTTTTAAAATTCTACGAACAATTTCTAAAACCAGAAGCAAGGACTACAGGTAGAGAGCATATACCAAGACCAGCACCTGACACACAACAACCACCATATGTAAGGTCAGAGGCTGTCGAGCAAGCAAAAAAAGAAAAACCAAATATGAAATTAAGTCCTCGAATTGAGAGTATGTTACAAGGCGAGGAACCTCAAACAGTTCAACGTGCGTTGACAGATATGTTTACAAGAGGAATCGATATTCCATACGCCATGCTTAAAGTTGCAGGCAATGTAATTCTAGGCGGCACCGCGGACGCATTTAAAGGATTTCCAGATAGAGATTTAGGTACTTTTGGAAAGACTGGATTAATGGCCGAACCTACAGACTTTTTTGGTAAAGTAGCTAAAGGAGAAACAGTGTTAACTCCTAAGCAATTAGAAAATTTAATCCAGGGTAGTAGTATGTCCGGAATGATGTCACAAATGCAAAATAATGTACAAGCCATTAAATTACCGGAGAATGCGAATTTTACAACACAAATAAGTTCTGCATTAAAAGATGTGACTAGTACATTAACTAAAGCTCAACCGCCAACAGACACTCAAAGAATTTTAACTGCCAATACAACTCAAGAAGTTTCGAAATCTGTACCAACACAGCGAGAATCTAGTCTGAACGATGTTGTAGCTAGCTTAGAGAAGTTAAATACTAAAATAATGCAATTAAATGACAATGTACTGGACATAGGCTCAAAACAAATTCGAGCAGTTAGGTCAAACAATATGAATATATTTGAGAGAGCATAATGAGTTGGAAAAAATATTTTACTCCTGTTACTGTAAGTAACGATGTAGGAGCCTATAGCCCAATGGGCGGTGGCGCATCGAAACCTGGACCAGCTAGATCTAATTACAGCTCCTTTCTTCCTGACGTATATACCGGTGCACCAAACCGTGTCGATCGTTATCTTCAATATGATACCATGGACATGGACAGCGAAGTTAACGCTGCTTTAGATATTTTAGCAGAATTTTGCAGTCAGAAAAATAGAGAAAATCAAACTCCATTTAGATTATTTTTTAGAAATAAGGCCACTAATACAGAAATAACTGTTTTAAGAGAATATCTACAACAATGGTGTAAATTACAAAAATTTGAAACTAGAATTTTTCGTATTGTAAGAAATGTTTTCAAATACGGAGATGAGATTTTTGTCCGAGATCCAGAAACTAAAAAGTGGTTTCATATTGATGCAGGTAAGTTAACTAAAGTTATTGTTAATGAAAGCGAAGGTAAAAAACCTGAACAGTACGTTATTAGAGATTTAAATCCTAATTTTAAAGATCTAGTTGTTACTACAATAAATCCTAATACTGTTAATACTAACAACAGAGGAACTGCTTATGTAGCTGGAGGTGCTGCTGCAAGAGGACAAGCTAGTGCTTATCCAATTAGCCCAGGAACACGTTTTCAAAATAATCAAAACGAAGTTGCAATTGATGCTAAACATGTTATTCATCTTAGTTTAAGCGAAGGACTGGATAACAATTACCCGTTTGGAAATAGTCTTTTAGAAAGTGTTTTTAAAGTTTATAAGCAAAAAGAATTACTTGAAGATGCTATTATTATCTATCGTATCCAACGTGCTCCTGAGCGAAGAATTTTTTATGTTGATGTAGGAAACATGCCCAGCCACTTGGCTATGAGTTTTGTGGAGAGGGTGAAAAATGAAATTCATCAGCGAAGAATTCCTTCTGCTACTGGTGGCGGTAATAATGTTATTGATTCTGCTTATAATCCTCTTTCAATAAATGAAGATTATTTCTTTCCTCAGACAGCTGAAGGCAGAGGATCAAAAGTCGAAACATTACCAGGCGGCACTAATTTAGGTGAAATTGACGATTTAAAATATTTCACTAATAAATTATTCAGAGGACTACGTATTCCTAGTAGTTATTTGCCCACTGGTGCAGATGACAGCCAAAGTCAATATAATGACGGTAGGGTAGGAACTGCCTATATTCAAGAGTTACGTTTTAACAAATACTGTGAACGCTTACAAAATTTAATGGCTGAAGTTTTTGATACAGAGTTTAAGTTGTATTTGCATGAAAGAGGTGTAAACATTGATAGTAGTTTGTTCGAATTACAATTTGAACCTCCACAAAACTTTGCAAGTACACGTCAAAGCGAATTAGACACTGCTAGAGCTCCGACGTATCAAACAATGACACAAATTCCAACTATTAGTAAACGCTTTGCTATGAAACGTTTCTTAGGATTAAGTGACGAAGAGATTGCAGAAAACGAACGTTTGTGGGCAGAAGAAAATGGAAAATCCAAAACACAAACTTCAGACAGTACTTCTGAATTACGCGGTGCCGGTGTAAGTCAAGCTGGTATATCTGCTGATATGGGAGCGTTAGCAGATACAACCGCTGCTCCTGAAACAGCACCGACAGGCGCACCAGCTGAACCAGGAGCAGCAAGTCCAATGGGTAGTGCTGCAATGCCACCTGCATAAATAATTGAGTATGATATTAAGAGAACTATTTTACGCTGACAATGATATGAAAGCCGTGGCTACTGATTTACGCTACGATCCTTCTCGCGACGATGTTATGGTTCGCGACGATACAAGAAAAACAAGATTAACTCTTGAACAAATCAACGAACTAAGAAAGGCTTCAGAAACACATATCCTCGAACAAGAAAAGGAACTAGAGTTTATTGAAGCCATGTATAAAACTCCAGAACAGCCAGCTACTCCTGCATAAGTATTCAAAAGGATAATTTATGCGCAGTTTTGTTTTAGGCAACGGCAAAAGCCGCCTCAATATTAAACCCTACGACTTAAAAAAATATGGAAAAATATATGGTTGCAATGCCATATATAGAGAATTTGAGCCTGATTATCTTGTAGCAGTAGATCCAAAAATGATAGTAGAAATAGAAAAAACAGGCTATCAAAGAAACCACGAAGTGTGGACTAATCCTAATTCAAAATACAGAAATTATAAAGGATTTAATTTTTTTCAACCTAGTTTAGGATGGAGTAGCGGCCCTACAGCCTTAGATTTAGCTGCTAAACACGGAGCTAATGAAATATACATTTTTGGATTTGATTATCAAGGTATTAAAGGGTTATTGAACAATGTATATGCAGACACACCTAACTATAGAAGATCTAGCGATGTAGCTACCTATTACGGAAATTGGCAAAGACAAACCGAACAAGTAATAAAAAAGAATTATAGAATAAAATTTTTTAGGGTAGTCGATAAAGACTTTTTTAACCCAGATTGGTCTTATGCAAATTTTAGACATATAACTTTTGAAGAGTTATATAAAATGATGCCTACTTGGCAACAAATTCGTTAAAAATCAGGCTATTATACGCCGGTTTTTGTAATAATATGTAAATAATATTTGACAGCCTTACATTCTTATAGGAGAAAACTTATGACTGGTCGAACTAAATTCGAGCAGATGCTCGAGCATCTTGTAAATGAAGATACTGAACAAGCCAAAGAGCTTTTTCATCAAATCGTAGTAGAAAAATCCCGTGAAATTTACGAAAACATTCTTGCTGAAGACTTCACCGAAGCTAAAGATGAAGACGAAGAAGAAATGGACGAAGCTAAAGATGAAGATGAAGAAGAGTCTGTAGAAGAAGCCAAAGACGAAGAAGACGAAGAAGAAGTTGAAGAGGACTTTGCATTTGGTGAAGCAGATGACGACAAAGACGATACCGACGCAGAAATGGACATGGATATGGGCGACGAAAGTGGCGATGACATGGGCGACGAAGGTAGCGATGATCTAGAAGATCGTGTAGTTGATTTAGAAGATGCCATCGACGAACTACGTGCAGAATTTGAAAATATGATGGGTGACGAAGACATAGGCGATGACGACATGGGCGGCGATATTGGCGGTCCAGACGGCGGCGACATGGGCGACGACTTAGAAAACGATATCACTATGAAGATGGGCGAAGACGAAATGTTCATGCGTGAGTATGTAGAAAAAGTAGGCGGCGCTGATTATACCAAATACGGTAAAATGGGTGACAACGGAGCCAACGCTAAAAGTATCGTTGCTGGAAAGAACGACATGGGCGGAACATCGGCAAATATTTTAGCTGGTGGCGAAAGCACAACTGGCGGTACTAAAGGCGGCTTAGCAAATCCAACCGCTAAAGAAGAAAACTTCGGTAACATCAATGTTCCAGGCGGAAATGCTGGTAAAACAGCATTCAAGAAGAAAGAACCTGGCCACGGTGCAGAGAAGAAGGGCACTGGCGACAATGGCGACAAAAGCGCACAAAGCCCACTTAACGGCCTAAAAAGCCGTGCAAAATAAGGTTAATTGATGAATTACCTTCGCGAAAATTTGAGTTTCGACCAAGCAAAGATGGTCGTTGAATCCGATGAAGCACAAGGCGGCAAGTCCCTTTACTTAAAAGGGATTTGCATTCAAGGCGACAAGAGGAATCAAAATCAGAGAGTTTATCCTGCAAGAGAGATTGCTAGGGCTGTCAAGACCCTGAACGATCAAATTGCTGGTGGCTATTCAGTTCTAGGCGAAGTTGATCATCCAGATGACCTGAGAATCAACCTTGATCGTGTGTGCCATATGGTTACAGAAATGTGGATGGATGGTGCAGACGGTTATGGAAAATTAAAAATACTCCCAACTCCAATGGGCGAACTAGTAAAAACTATGTTACAGTCCGGCGTTAAGTTGGGAGTTTCCTCACGTGGATCCGGAGATGTTGACAACGACGGTCACGTAAAAGATTTTGAAATCATCACAGTCGATGTGGTGGCTCAACCTAGTGCGCCAGGGGCATATCCTACACCAATCTATGAACACCTTATGAACACCAGAGGTGGTTATAGTAGCTTACGCATAGCGAAAGAAGTGCAAGACGATCCCAAAGCGCAAAAGTATCTTAAAGAAAGCTTATTAAGAATAATAAGCGGACTCCAATAAAAAAGGAGAATCACATGTTGGAAGCACTAAAAGCACTGTACGAGAACAATGTGATTTCTGAAGAGATCAAAGCTGATATTGAGAAAGCTTGGGATTCGAAAATCAATGAGAATCGCACTCAAGTTACTCAAGAACTACGCGAAGAATTCGCTCAACGTTACGAGCATGACAAACAAGTTATGGTCGAAGCGATTGATCGTATGCTAACTGAAAAATTAGCAGAAGAAATCGCTGAGTTCGTAGAAGATCGTAAGCAATTGGCCGAACAAAAAGCCAAATATGCTGTAGCAATGAGACAAAATGCTAATCTAATGAAAGAGTTTGTAACTCGTCAATTAGTAGCAGAAGTCCGTGAACTACATGAAGATCAGGTACAAATGGCTCAAAAGTTCAAGACTCTTGAAAGATTTGTAGTAGAAGCTTTAGCTCAAGAAATCTCTGAATTCCATACAGATAAAAAAGATATTGCAGAAACTAAGGTACGTTTAGTTCGTGAAGGCCGTGGGGCCTTAGCAAAGATGAAAGAACAGTTTGTAAAACGTGCTGCTAAGATTGTCGAGAATACAGTGACACAAACTCTAACAAAAGAGATTGGACAACTAAAAGAAGACATCGAAGCTGCTCGTCGTAACGATTTTGGACGCAAACTATTCGAAGCTTTTGCTAACGAATATCAAAACAGTTATCTAAGCGAAAAAACAGAAACAGCTAAATTGCTCAAAGTCATAGAC